GGTTCTAAACTACAACAGGAATCACAATCCCCCGCCCGCCAAAAGGCCGCTGCTGCCGAGGCAAGTGACAGCGTAAAGACTGCCTTAGCCGAATCTGAGGGAACGCGTGGCGATAGCACTAATGACACTCTCGCAGGTAGGACTAGGATGAACGCCGTATCTATTCAACACCAAAAAGCAACGGAAGCCAAAGACCCTCGCCAAAAGAAAGAGCATTACAAAAACGCATCGGGGGCCGCAAAAATGGCATCACAAAACTTTGAGAACAATAATCAACATTCGGCGGCGGTAGCGGCTTCAAAAGCCGCAAGCGCATTAGGTCGGGCAGCAGCGGCTATTCCCGCATAAAGGATAAATGATGATTCTGATTCATAACTACTCAGTTAAAGATGTTGCCAAGGGTGAGGCTGCTGGACATCCGTTTCGTGGTAACCAGCACTCAGGCGGTGGTGGTGGTGGTGGCGGCGGTTCAGGTGGCGGTTCAGCGCCCGAAGGCGTGTCTCAAGCACAACACGATGGGCTTACGAAGGCAGGCTTTGAGCATTCAAACACCCTAAATGGTGGCGTTCAACAGTATTCCAAGAAATACGATTCGGGCAATATAAATACGACAGTACGGATTAAGGGGGACGAGGCAAAACTGAAGGTTAATATAAGAGAGGGTAATCTTTCGCCTAATACGGCAAAGCAAGTAGTTGCCGATGCTAAAGCCTCGGGGGTCAAGATTACTAGCGTAGGAACCGCTAGAAATGGTGAGTCAATGGCGAGTCTTAGAGGCGATAAAAGTCCACCAGCAAAAATACTTCAGTCATATGCTGGTGAAGTTGGGGCTACTATTTCAACCAATATCGGAGCGTTCTAGGGACTCCACGATAATCGGTGTTCCCTCACCTATCCAAGCGCCAACACAGTTGTAATCCACAAACTCGGCAGCCTCAGAGTAAGTCATCTTGTCTCTGAAAACTAGGACTTCAACCATCTTGTCATACGAATAGACTGCTAACACTCTTTCGCCTACCCGTTGCGAAAAGCCGATGAACGCTTTATCAAAGCCATCCAGTAGAACCGCTTGCTCATCAGACTGTAGCAACGCCTCTGTTATCTGTTCCCTTGTTGGCATCCCTCTCCTTAACGCTTGAGTCGTTTTACGACTGCCCGATATTTCTCAATCCTAGCGTCCCAAACGAGATGGATGGGCTCAGAGTGCTGAACGGTATCTTGACGAAGCCCAGCGGCTCTCAGAGCCCGTATCTTAGAACGCTGGTTCGCTGATGTCCCAGCAAAAATGCCGCAACGGTCTTCGTCACTTGGCAGACTTAAAGCATATTCTAAACACTCAGGGTTCACGGCACAGGACTCACACAACGCTTTGGTAGTGGAAGGCATTGCGGCCCCCATTGGAAAGAATATCGTGTTTGGGAGTCCCCGACAAGCGGCGCTCTTTCGCCAGGTTTCGTCTTTCATCGTTCCCCCGAAGGGGCGGCGGGCTCAGTATGACAACCCGAGCCCGCCGCTATCTCATCCACGCACCGACCAAGGTGGGCTTGAGGTGATTTAAGTGTATCACGGTTGACGGTTGTAGGGGCAAACCCTCGTTTTATCGCCAGTCCGATGACAGGGAAAGCCATAAGCATTGCTACCAGTATTTCTAAGTGGTCGTTCATCATTCTCCTATTGTCTTTAAGGGCAGGATATTGACCAGGGCTTCCAACCGCATTGCCCGTTCGCTTCACGCCCTGAGTAGAGCAGGTAGGCGAATCTGAGGTTGAGAGCAGGGTCAAACATAGATTCGGGATGTTCTAATCCCATATCGGAAATCCACTTAGAATGGATTTGGTTGATTTGTGTGAGGCCCGCATCGTGGCCGTTCCAAGCGTCGGTTTGGCATCTTGACTCTCGCCACATAACCCTGCTTAGTGTCTTCCACTCTGACTCACCCCAGCCCACACTTAAAGCCATATCGTGGAACTCCCCACATTTGCCATACATTTGTCTTGCTTCATCCACGAAGTCAAGCGGGTCTGACACAAGCGGCGCTTCGGTGGTAGATGGCGGTGAGGTGATAACTACCGTTGTTCTCTCGTATTCTAAGAGTGCTTCCACCCTGTCCGACTCTAAATACCCAATGGTCACTTGGGTTTGAGTTATCTTCTCCCACTCAGGTGGGGCAACATCGCCTTCAGTCTTTAGTGCCACCAAAAGGATGCCACAAATGAATAAAGTGCCAATCGCTAATCGCCTTCTCGTATAAGTTGCGGTTGTAATCATTTCGTGTTTGTACCGTTTCCGTTCTGTTCGTGCCTTGACTGCGGCTTGAGCGGCAGCAATGCGCCGTTCTCGTATATTGGGCGCTCTCTTCATCTTTCTCCAGTCAGTTCTAGAGCGAAGCGCTCAAAGTAGTCTAGCATCTTATCCCAATCCCACTCTTGCCAGTCTCGGGGGAGTTGCCGCAGCATCATTGCCGCCTCAATCAGGTCTTGAGCATCCTGGCGGCCAAAGCGGGCTTCCAGTAGAGCCTGCTTGCTCAGATACGCCTCATATTCGGGTGTTGGTGTCATCTTCGGTACTCGCCGTTTCTAAATCCCCGCCCGAGAGTTTCTAAGTCCGATATCTGAACTAGGGCTTCGGCTGGTTTCGGGTTTCCGTGTATTCGTCGGAAGGGTATCCAGGTGTCTTCTATATAGTACGCCGTTAGGCTCACTTCCTGGATGACTCCAAACGGGGTTTCCGTTCCCTCGGGCAGATGCCCTTGGGGTATTGAGGTGAAGTCCATTGGGGACTCCTTTCTGCGGCTTGAGCCGCTGGTTAGGGTTTTGGTCTCAGTCATCATCGGAGTGGCTTGGCTGCTTTACCGTGAGCCCGCACAGGTAGGCTTGGTCATCTTGGGCTAGGCACACAAACGCCCATACGGTTGCCTCTTCGGGGAGTCCTTCGGTGAGGTCTATGTCCACCGTTGTGAGTGGTTGGCGGTCTTGGTACTCTTTGAGTGTCATCTTTTGCCACCAGGCGTTTCGGGTGATGGGGATGATGTCATACTCTATTGGGGCTATCTGTGTGTTTGTCATATAGTAATCATACGGCATAGATTGGTCAATGTCAAGTCTATATCGCAAGTTTCTTTAGATATTTATAAAGTGTAGTTCTGAGCAGGTATAACAGACAAAAGATATTTAGAAGTGTAGGCTGTACCTTGAGGAGATATGACACTTCAACACTTGCTACAAACTGGATTGGAAGTCCCCGCTTCTAACCGTGACTGTTCTATGAAACGGGTTATGAGTAGTCTGACTCCACCCGAAAGAGAGGCACTTAATGAAGCGATATCAAAGGTTCGTGACGGCTACAAAAGTTTGGATGCCACTATGAGAAAGACCTACACCGTTAAGTGGATTTACGGGGCGTTGACAACGATGGGATATGACATTTCTCAAGATGTCGTTTCTAAGCACATACGCTTGCGTTGTGCTTGTGGCTTCTAATGACATTGAAGCGGCTACTCGGGGATGCTGCTGCCGTTGCTGCTGCTGAAACTCCTAAGAAGGAAACTCTCGGCAAAATCGCTGACCTGCTTGAGCGGAACGGTATCTCCATTGAAGAGGTTGGTCGGATACAACGCATCTCTGTTTACCAGTCACTCATAAAGAACGATGAAGGCGTTGCTGAAGTTCACGATCTTACCGCCGTTCAACTCTCGCCCGCCTGGGAGACAGGCCCCGAATGGCCTCTCGTTCAGCAAGGGCCGCCGATAAAGGTTCCGACTCAGACGGTTAAACCTAAGACTGAAACTAAATGGAAGTCTGCCATCATCCTGCCTGACATCCAAATCGGTTACTTCCGATTAGGTGATAACTCGCTTGAAGCCACTCACGATGAGGAAGCACTCGCAATCGCTTTGGCTTTAACTAAAGAGGCGAACCCTGACCTCGTTGTTCTTGTAGGTGATAACCTGGACTTTCCTGAGTTCAGTAAATATCTGACAACGCCACCGTTCGCAAGAACGACTCAGGCTGCCATAGACAGGGCAACGGTCTTTGGTGCTGAACTGCGGGCAGCAGCACCTCACGCCAAAATCGTTTGGATTGCTGGCAACCACGAAGAGAGACTGCCGAGAAGCATCGCCACAAATGCGGCGGCAGCCTTCGGGCTCAAGAGGGGCAACCTGCCTGACTCCTGGCCTGTCCTGTCGGTTCCGTTTCTGTGCCGCTTTGATGACCCTTCAATAGACATCCAGTATCTTCCAGGTTACCCAGCCGCAATGTTTTGGATAAACGAGCGCCTCAGAGTCATACACGGCGACAAGGTAAACTCTTCAGGGGTTACCGCTACGAAGTATTTATCACGAGAAAAGACTTCCGTTATCTACGGGCATATTCATCGCAGGGAGTGGGCAGAGATAACCCGCCAAGACCACGATGGGGCGAGAACCATACTTGCGGCAAGCCCTGGATGCCTGTGCCGAATAGATGGCGCTATTCCGAGTGTGAAGGGTGGAACCGATCTTGACGGCAGACCGATAATCGGGCGAAGCGAGGATTGGCAACAGGGCATCGCTTTTGTGGAATATGAGGAAGGTGACGGCGACTTCCATTTAGAACTCATACCTATCAGAGATGGGACTGCCCGTTGGCGACAAAAGGATTACGGTAACCGTGTCTGAGTGGATAAACCTTGACCACACTATTTCCGTTACGGGTTACGCCGTAAATGGGATTTCAACGATAGATGAACGGGGCTCAGGCGAAGCAGTCCTTCTCAGCCTTATGACGAAGGGCGATGGCGTGTTCCACTTTATGCTGAACCCTGATCTTGCTCATCTCATATCCTGGGAAGCGATTGGGATAGTCAAGAAATACGCTATCCCCAGCACAGACCTCAACGGGCAACTGGAAGACTTTGATGACTCAAGCATTTGGGATGAACTGGAAGAGGAAGAGTGAACCCTGTTATCATCATTTGGCACGATGCTCACGCAGGTGAAATGGCTTGGACTCCTATTGAAGAGTTAGACATCGTAGCCCCTTGTGTGGTTCAATCTGTCGGTTGGCTGCTGAACAAAGGCAAGGGTGGCAAAGTTAACCATTTCTCTGTCTGTCAAAGTTTCACGGAAGATGGTCAGGTGGACTCCGTGCTTCACATTCCTCGGAAGATGGTGGTTAAGATAGTGGGTCTTTCATCAGATGAGGTAGGGCGAGTTGAAACCATTGACTAAACGAGAAACGAGCCAAATACTGGCTTATCTACGGCGGGTCACGCCGAAGGGCTACGAAGACGAGCATCGCCTAGTGGTGCTAATTACACGCCTTGAGGAAACGCTGACAATAAAGGGGAACCTACAATGAGCGTTCCGCCCGTCGGGTTAGTGTTGTCGCAATGGCTCTAAGAACCAAACTCGCTAACCTAGTAATCCGTGAGACATCAGGGGTTGACCATCCTGCCCACCTTCACGAAGGATGGCTTGTCATTAAAAGCGCTGCTGATAAGGTGGCTAAAAACGAGGAGTTAACCGAAATGGATTTAGAAGTGACCGAAGATATCGCAGAAGTCGTTGAAGCGCCTGTGGCGGTGGAGTCAGACATCCGTAAAGAGATGACGGACTTACGCAAAGAACTTGCCGACCTTAGAGTTGAGAAGCAGCGCATTGAGTCGCAGCGTGAACTTGAGAAGGCTGTTGAAACTGCTCATTCGTGGAACGCTGTTCCGACGATGAACCCTGAAGAGTTCGGGCCAGTCCTGGTTTCGCTTCGCAAGAGCGCACCTGCCGAGGCAGCGATTATTGAAGGTCTCTTGACAGCGGCTTCTACCGCTTTGGCTGAGTCAGGCATCTTTAAGGAACTCGGCTCAACTACCAATAGTGACGGTATGAGCGCCTGGGACAAAATCCAGTCGTTAGCAAACGATATGGTTGCCAACGGTTCAGCATCCACTTTCGCCAAGGCAGTCAGTTTAGTAACGGCAGAAGATAAAGGTCTATACAACCAATACATTAACGAGAAGGGCATTTAACGATGGCTTACGAAGGTTCACAAATCACAATCGGCACTTTAACCGCAGCAGCAGACCTGTCAGGCAAGCAGTTTTACTTTGTCAAACTTGCTTCCGCAACCACAGTCAATGTTTGCTCAGCGGTGACTGACAAGCCTATCGGCGTGCTTCAAAACACTCCGACATCAGGACAGGCTGCTGAAGTAACCCTTTTCGGTGTCTCAAAGATTAACCTAGACGGAACTACCGTTGCTGGAGACTTCCTTGGAACCGCCGCTGACGGACAGGCAGCCGTTTACACAACGACAGACACCACAAAGTATTGTTGTGGTCAGGCTATTGAAGCGGGCGCTGCTAATACCGTCGCAACCGCTTTTATCAACATCACGAACACTCGCTTTAACTGACTTAAGAAAGGTCAACTCAAATGTCACAGCCATCACAAAACTCAGTCCATATTGACGCAATCCTAACGAACATTAGCATTGCCTATATGAACGAAGCCGACAACTTTGTTGCCAATAAAGTCTTTCCAACGATTCCTGTCCAAAAGCAGTCGGACAAGTTCTTTACCTACAATCAGGCTGACTTCTACCGTGACCAAGCACAGTATCGTGCTGATGGTACGGAATCGGCTGGTTCGGGGTACTCACTCAGTACGGACTCCTATTCCTCAGCGGTTTGGGCGCTTCACAAAGATATTGGTGACCAGGTTCGGGCTAACTCCGATTCGCCTCTTGACCCTGATGCTGATGCCACTAAGTTCCTTGCTCATCAGATGATGATTCGCCAAGAGCGTGACTGGGCTACAAACTTCTTTAACACGGGCATTTGGAGTACGGACAGCACCCCAAGCACCCTTTGGTCTGCCTCGGCAGCAACCCCGATTGACGATATTCAGACAGGTATCAATACCATTCTGACAAACACGGGCTACCTCGCCAACACGCTGGTTCTGTCCTATGCGGCTTACAAGTCGTTGCGGAATAACGCAACCATCATTGACCGTTACAAGTACACTTCGGCAGATTCCATCACGCCTGACCTCATCGGTAAGGTTGTGGACATCCCTCGTGTTCTCGTAATGAAGGGTGTCTTTAACTCTGCTGCCGAGAATGTTACGGCTAGTTATGGTCAGGTTGGCGACAAGGATGCTCTCCTTTGCTATGTCGCCCCAAGCGCAGGCTTGATGACCGTTTCTGCTGGATACAACTTCGTTTGGAACGGTGTTGGCGGTGGACTCGGAACTTCAAGTGCCGTGAGCCGTTTCCGAATGGACCACTTGCGGGCAGACCGCCTGGAGATTGAATCGGCTTGGGCGTTTAAGAAGGTTGCTGCCCCTCTCGGTTACTTCTTTAGCAACTGTGTCGCCTGATAACAGAGCGCTTATCTTCTACTAAAAATAAGGAAGGGGTTTCCTGATGACCTGGACATACTCGGGCGACCCTAGCGCTTCGGCAAGAGACTCAATCAGGTTTCTCATTGGCGACACGGATACAACAGACCAACTGCTTTCTAACGAGGAAATCGCTTGGGTGAATACTGAGGCATCAGGTACGCCAACGGCTACAAACGCTATTTACGACGCTGCCTACCGTTGCTGCCTTGCGATAGCGTCATCGTTCACTCGGTTCTCTGACAAGTCGTTAGGTGATCTTAGCGTCAGTTGGTCGCAACGGGCGGGCGCATATCGTGAGCAGGCTCTCAGGATGAAGGCTTTAGCAGCGAGAAGCGGAATGGTTCCTGTCCCCTATGCGGGCGGAATAACTATTTCCGATAAAGATATTGACCAATCCAACTCTGACCTTTCAAGGCAATGGTTTGTGGCAGGACAGTTTACTGATACAAGAGACGGTTCAACGCCTCAATCGCTGAATGGCATCCAATACTTCGGGCCTGGGGCGGACTGATGACCGCCGTAAACGCTTTCTCAAACTACTTCCTCAGTTTAGCAACGGATACTGTCACGATAAGAACTGCTGCCAGTACCAACAACTATAACGAGCCGTCTTATGCGGGCGCTGGAACCTCTTATCAGGCTAGAGTCCAGTCCGTTTCTCAAATCGGCGCAACACTTGAGCAAGAGCCAATAACCATAAACTATAAGGTTTATATTCCCTCAACGACGCTTACCGTGTCTGCCTCGGATGAAATAACAATGCCTGACGGGAAGATACGCCCTATCGTTTCTATTGACGCACGCAAAGATGAGTATGGGCAACAAGCCGTAGTTCTGTCGGTTGGTTGACGAGATGGCACGAGGTTCTAAGTCAGTCAAGTTAGACGGGATAGAAGAACTCGTTGAACTGCTAAGGGTACAGCCCGCACTTATGAACGCTGCCATCGGTAAGGCTATTGGTGCTTCGCTGACTCAGATAGGCAAAAAGGCTAACCAGTTAGTCCCCATAGATACTGGAAACCTTCGCTCAACTCAAGAGATAAAGATGGAAGCCCCGATGAAGGGCAGCATCAGTTACGGCGGAACCGCTGCCCCCTACGCCCTTGTTCAACACGAAAGACTAGACTTTTATCATCCACCTAAACCGCCAGGTCGTTCAAAGGTAGGTAAGCGACAAGGTAGCGGCCCTGTTAGTCCAGGCTCAGGCAGAGGCCCGAAGTATTTAGAAATACCGTTTATGGAAGAGACATCCAAATATCCGCAACGGTTTATAGACAGAGTGAAAGCGCATTACAGATTCGGGGATTCGTAATGACGATTTTAGATGAGGTTGGAAGCCTCATTGACTCTTCCTCTGCGACGCTCACACTAGGAACCAATCTGTTCCTCGGGCGTTTGCCTGACTCGCCTGACCTTTGCGTTGCCGTTTACCAGTACGGTGGTGAAGAGCCACTAAGAACGATGGGCGGCGACACCCTCGCTTCCTACGAAAAGCCTAGAATACAGGTTGTAACGAGGGCGGCAGGGTACTCCACCGCCGAGGCTTTAAGCCGAACCATTTGGGGTTACCTAGATGCCGTTCTGAACGAGACGCTTACATTAACGCCATATCTGAGGATTTCGGCTATTCAAAGCCCGTTCCCAATGGAGAGAGATGTTCAAGACCGAGTTATCTTTGCTCAGAACTTCACGGTCATTAAAGCACTCTGATGACTGTGGATGCCTACGGGGAAGGGTTGCGACGGGCAGAGGTGAAATATCCGACTCGCCTACAAGTGCGTTGCGCCTCTTGCGGCAAACTACTGGCAGAGATGGTTACAGCCCCCTGGCTTATTGCCTGTTCCCGCTGTAAGGCAGACAACCGTTCCGCTGAAATAGATTAAATATCGTTAGCCCATTCATTGCCTGACCCGAGCCCACTCAGGTATTCCGCCTTCTGCTGAAGTAACGCCACCTCAGCCATTAACACTTCAATGGTCTGAATAGCCTTGTGGCACAACTCGGATAGCAAAGGGTTGCCATCGGACTCAGCGATAATCGCTTCGGCTTTAAGTTCTAAAATGACTGATGACATTTGACCCCAGTTCTC